CTGATTAACAATATTGGTGTAATAATTTTTAGTTACTTCCAATAATTCATCCATTATTGATTTATAATTAATATCTCCAATATCACCATCACCACTAGGTACCGTAGTCATAATTTCACCGATAGTTGTACCAGCATCATTTGTTTGTTGATTATCAACATTATTTGAACTAACCGTTGGTTGTGCACCTACAATCGCTTGTACTGTTTGAGCATCTAACGCACTTGTATCTTCTGTCCAAGTTGCTCTTTCGTCATATATCTCAGTATTAGCATAATAATTGAATGATAATGCGTTTTGCAATTCTTCAACAGGTTTTGCCAATCCCATACCGCCAATCATATCAAAATTTAAAGTCACTTTAGCCAACATTGGTTGAACTCCAATTCCTTCAGGATTCATATCAAGAAGTAATGGTTCATAACTAAAACTAAGACTATTTGGAATTATTTTAGTGTTATAAAAATCACCAATTCTTAATATTAATACCGGTGGAGCACCAAATGCAGTGTTTGCAGCATCATTATATTTTGGTTTACCATCTGTCCCAATTACTGGAATTGTTTCTCCCGGTCTAACACATTGATTTAAAAAAGTTAAACGAGAGTTTAATCCTTCAGGTGTCATAGAGTGAAACGCAGGGTTAAAATATTTAATTTTATCCTGTATTGAATCATAAACCATAGGTGAACTCTCTTTAATCGCTTCAAAATAATTACACTCAGATAACATCTGTCTAATAATTTTTTTAGTAATACCTTCTTTAATTTTTTGTTGAATTGTAACGACGGGTTGTGGTGGTGGTGTTGTTGAACCTGTTGATGGAGGAACAACCACCGGTGGTTCCGGTACAGGTGTCGGTGTTGGTGCAGGAGTTACTTTAATATTTTGAATTTTAACACGTCTACAAGCCATAGCATTTACTGAATAAACTTGTGCTTGTTTATTTGTGTCTTTATTAGGGTTAATTTCCGCCTTGATATCTTGAGTACAATTAACCTGAGACCCTAATCCTAATGGACTTACAGGTATCGAAATTGTTTCTCCTGCGGCAACAGTATTAATTGTTAACGATTTATCATCAATATATTTAGATAAAGTTTCACCTCCAACCGAAAATGTTTTTAAAAAATTAATAATAGAATCATATCGTCTTTTAGACAAATCAACGTTGTAACTTTGTGACGCTGGTGCCGATGCCGACGCAATCATATCAATAACAATATTTCCTTTTTTATTTTTCAAAATAGCAAGAGCATCAGTAAAAAAGTTTTTCTCACCTTCTGTTATAAATTTATAATTTGGAATTATAACTGTTTCAAAAAATAATTTAGTATTTCGACTTGTTGAACCAGGATTAAATAATCCATCAGCAGTATGTTGATAATATTCTCGATATAAACTATCAACATATTTGGCGTAATCATTTTGAAAAGTACTACTTGCCGTTGTTGCCCCTTTTTTTGGAGGTCCCGGAATATCATTATCAAAATAAAACGCATATTCTTTATACCTATTCTCAAAATCAGTTAATGACGTATCAGGATTTGTTTTTGGAACTTCTTTATTATTTATTGTATTATCTACACCAATTTCATCCTTTGCTTTTTTAATATCCTGTTCTGTTGATTTAGGGTTTGTTAAGATTGTTTGATACGTATATAAATCTTTAATTGGAATCGTATTAAATTTTTGAGCTAAAGTATAAATGTCATATTTTACACATCCTGCAAAAAACGAATCCATTATTGAATTAATTCTATCTTTTTTCTGACCTTTTAATTGTTTTTCAACAATAGTATTCATAATCGATGGGTGGTCAACAATAATTTTCCAACTTAATGTACCACTTCTTTTAGTATCTTTGTATGTGTATATTGGTTCCGGTCTACCTAAAAATGAGGTAGGTGTCCAACTAGCAGTACTACTATCTGAAAAAGTAAGGTCGTATGGTGGAAACCACATAACTCTACCTCCATTTGGACCTTTTTCACATACAGGTAACTCATCGTAAGTAAACCCAGGTTTACTTGATGTTCTCCAAGCCAAGTTCTCAATTGAGAACATATATTTTTTAGCATAACCACCTCGTCCACTACCTAACAAATCAAACGGTTCGTCACCATCCGGAACAATGTTTGTTGACCCCGGATTTCTCATCGGAGCAATATTAAGGTTAAATGTGTTATCTAATACCGAATTTGTAAATCTTCTCCCTGACGTTGTTATACCATCAGTTTTTTGTAAATCAGCATAAGTATAATATGGTGTGTCTTTAGCAAATACTCTACAATATTCAATACCCGCCTCACCACCGGTTGTTTGGTCAGTATATGATACCACCTGAGAACCTTTAGTCATTTCTTTATAACCATCGTGGAATACTTTACTAACTTGATTAATCGCATTTCCAACGTGTTTTAGTCTTGCAACACCCTGAACGTTATCCGCAGAATTTACTAATCTTTGAGTTTCATCTAAAATAGAAGTTTCTTTGAATGTTATATTTGTTGATTCATCTCTTGTATAGTTACTACTAATTAGATTAAATCCGTCATCAGCCGAGCCCTGTCCACCGCCAGGTGTTGCGTTAAATCCCGCAGCCGGTTTATATTTTGGAGATGTCCAAACAAAACCACCATCAAGACCACCTTCATCACTCGATGATTTAGCCGCTAAACCAAAATTAAGTAAATCTGAATTTCCTTCAAATAAAATACCTAATTCCGATGGCCCATATACAGGAGATTCTGTTTGTTGACCAAAAGCGTTTACCGGAACTTGATTTGCCGGTGAAGTAATTGTTGAAGGTTCAGCAGTTTTACTACCAACATAATAACCACCTGTTAAAGTTCCATTACTATTTAATACTGCATCAAATATTGCTTGACCAATCCCTAATATCCCACCATATTGACCATTATACCCTGGCTGATATCTATTATATTCAAGATTATTAAATAATGAAGACCTTTGACCATTTCCGGTATTAGCCAAAAATATCTCAGAAGGATTTCTTTTTTTATTTAATATTGGAGACAATAAACCACCTGTTAATTGATTCGCAACATTTAAAGCATTTGAAGTTTGTGGTGTCTGTCCGTTTTTTGTATTATCATCAAAATAGTCTCCCGGTATTAATGAAACCGGCCAATAAGCCCCCGCTAACTTAGTAACTAAATCAATTGCCCCAACAATAGGGTTTTCAGGTACCGTAATTGTCCAATCTTTATAAATTAAAGGTTGTTGTCCCGATATTAATAAACTTGCCTCAAAAGGGTCTTGTAATGATTGTAAATTAACTATACCAACAGTATTGATAAAAATTTCTCTATCAATTCTATATTGGAAAGATTCTTTTAATTTTTGAGAGGCCAATCTAGCCATATAAGAATCCTGAGATAATGAACCATTATCCCCATCAGGATTATCACTTAATAAAATACTATACGGAGAATATGTTGACGGTACAAAATTTGAATTATATGGAATATGTAACGGTTCACCTAAATAACCATTATTAGTTATTTCCACCATATCATTATAACCCCCAATAGGACCAAAATAATTATTTACATAAGCACTATCAATAAAAAATTCATTTACTAAATCTAAGGCAGTGTCATCAGGTGAGTATTCACCTTGATTTGAATTAACCGGTTGTGGAACTCCATTATAATCTATGGTAGTATTATACCCTTCATTAGGTCCAAACTGATTTAATGGATATAGTTGAGCAGCAAAAGTATCTTCCGCAATTAATTCATTTGGTGAATCAATTACATTAAATGCGCTTAATACTGTTTCAGTATCTAAATCAGATGATGATGGGGAATAAACACCAGTAACACCATATGGTGATAAGTTTTTACTTAATAAAGCGTTTCTAAACGATGATGTTGACGCAAATGATAATGGGCTATTTGGCATATTTTATTCTTTTATAATAAATAGATTATCACTTATTTTTTAAAGTTATTGTTCATTATTTTTTGAGGACTTGATTCCGGTGAATTTTTATTTAATTCCATTGTAACAGTTTTTGTTAAGGATTCCTTAATCCCTGTTTTATTTAATACTTCCATAAATTGATGTTCAGTAATGTTACCACCTTTTACATCAACACTAAAGTCAAGTTTAATTACTGTAGGTTCCGAATTACCTCTACCACCACCTGATTTACTACCATCTAAGTTAGTTCCTCCGGCCATAATTATTTTATCTTCAGGTAAGGATTCGATAATAAAATCCTTAACTTTAACTTTTTGAGTTGCAGAACCAACAGCATTACCCGAAGTTGTTCCTGCAATACTATTTTTTAAAGTACCAATACCGGTATTTAATAATTGAATAATACCATTTTGGGATTCCCCTAACTTATGTGTTGCCGTTGTCCCATTTTTCATAGCTTCTGACCAACTTTCCCCAAAGGCGGTTTTAGTGTTTTCACTAATTTTAGAAAATGCCGTAGATACATCGGCCATAGTCCCTGTTCCTTGAGCAAATTTATTTAAAACATCAAAAGCAATATCTGTAGTTTTATCTAACCCTTGTTGTAACCCTTTAGATGTAATACCTTTTGTTGTTGTCTCTAACGCCTCAACGATTTCTCTTGGTGCCTCAGTAACCGCCTTACCACCTTTACTAGCAGCAATTGCGGAAGGTAGTCTTCTTCCTTGTGATTCTAATATTTTTTGAATTCTTGTTAAAGTATCTAATTGACCCTTAGCTAAGTCTTCCATACTTTTTGGTTTTGACGCTTCAGCTAATTGTTTAATGTCGTCAGGGCTTAATTCAGATACCGCCTTTTCTTTAACGTTACCTTCTTTATCTGTAAAATTAACAACATATTGACCACCTTTCATTTCCGCCATATTGGCAATCATAGTCTTTTGTTCTTCAGTGGCTGCAGGGAACTTGATTTTTTTCATTTTATCATCTAAGTCCGCACTTGCTAACGCCATTTTAGATAATTGACCTAATGGTAATCCCATTTCTTTTTCAATCTCCCTCATTTGACGTTTAGCACCCGGCATAATTTCAAAACCGGTTCCGTCTTTCTTCAATTGAACAAATTGTTGTGACATTTTGGCAATTTGATTCTGTAACTCACCAGGGTCATTTTGAGCTAAGTCCATCATTCTTAAAGGGTCAAGTAAATCTCCTTGAGCAACACCCAATCTTTGCATTGCCGCGGCCATATTAATAGCACCTTCAGGGTCAAAAACTTTTTCAGCAAAAGCCAACGAGTCCGCCATATTAATTCTTAAACTTGTTGCTTGGGCTGCCATTTTCGCTAACCCTTGTACACCACCCTCAAAGTTATATTTGTTAAGTGCCTCCATATTAGATAACACTTGACTTGACACCGCACTTGCATTAACACCGGACGCTCTTGCAATATTAACAACACCTTCCATTTGTTTAGTTGAGTCATATACTGATATTCCAACATCTTTAAATGATTTAGTTATTTGCCCAACTTCTTGTCCCGAAGCTTTTGACGCCGCGTACATATCCTTAAAAGCATCAGTCGATAATACAAGATTTTTCCCTAAAGTCTCAGAAACTTGTTTTTGTATTTGAACAATATCATTAAATTCACCACCCAATGCGGTTACATCGGGGATTGCATTTGCAATATTTTGTCTAATAGCAGCAATAGCCTCTCTACTGGCACCAAAAGTACCTAAGACTTCAGCAGCTCCTTTATCGACATCCTTTAATGTCTGTAAAATAATTTCAGGGTTAAAATTATCAGTAAAAGACTTTCCAAATTCAGCCCCTACTTTACCCATTGAATCCATTATTCCACCTTTATCTTCATCACCCATAACAAATGTGTTTTATACATAAATACACCAAAGAGTAGTTTTAAATTACGTCTTTGGTGTATTATCTTCAATTATCCTATCTATAAGGTATTTTCTAACATATGTTGGTATTTGAAAGAATTCAGTATATGAAGTTCTAATAAATTTAGCCAGAAAATAGTATTCTTCAATTAAAAGTTGTTGGTGATTAGAAGAAAGGCCGAAAAAACTCCACCCCAAACGCTATCTCAAATGATATCTTTTCTCCTGATGGGGTGATTGCGGCTCTCGTTAATTCTAACGAAGGTTGATTATCTCTAACAAAATTACGGATATATTTTGAATCCATAATTGGTAAATTATTTACAAATATAGCAATATTTGATTTATCGGTATCACCATTAACCTCCACTATATGTTTCATTAATCTAAGAGTAATTAGTGGTGCAGTTCTACCTACCGGATAAGTATCAACAATAGAACTTATTTCCATAGTGTCAGCATATGTTAATGGTCTTAATTTAACAGTTACTCCTGATTTTGGTAACACAGTTGTAAATAACCCATTTTCATCCGGTTTAAACTCTGTTTTTTTAATATTTAACTCATCAAGAATTACTGAATGTGAAAAAGTCTTATCTGTTTTTGGGTCAGTTAACGTTACATTATATTCCGGCCCAAACGAAGTATTTCTTAAAAATATAAGAATAGCTTCAACATCTCCGTCAATTAACTCTTCAGGTCTTAAATCGTGTTCATATAATTTATTTCTTAATAAGGACATAATGATATTGTCATTAGTTCCTCTACCGGCCATTAAAGCGTTTTCATCTGTTGCCGTCAAATAACCTACTTTAACCGATTTCTTTTTTGATTTGTAAAAAATACCACCCGACGGTAATTGTACCACATCGTGAGGTAAATTGAAATTCTCGGTTCCTGCATTTATAGCATCTTGTTCCATATAATTTTGTTTTTATTATAAATAATAGTAAGTTAAAATTTTATATAAAGTATTATAAATAAAAAATCCCACTAATGTGGGATTAATTTATATATTTTAAATTGAATTAGTATACTAAAATACATCTATCCATACGAATAGTTGCCGTGATACTCGCTAAAGCGTCTTGACTATAAGATAATGAATCAAAGTTAACATCACTTAAAAAAGAACCTTCTAAAATCCATTTTTCAACAACAACACCTGTTGGGTCTAACATTTCTAAG